GACCAACAGGTATTCCCGGTGCTCAGGGTGGTACAGGTGGCACTGGACCAACAGGATTTCAAGGAACACAAGGACCAACAGGAACTCCAGGTGCTCAGGGTTCAACCGGCGGTACTGGACCAACAGGTGTTCCCGGTGCTCAGGGTGGTACAGGCGGAACTGGACCTTCTGGTGTTCAGGGACCTCAGGGTCCAACAGGAACTCCAGGTGCTCAAGGTGGTACAGGCGGAACTGGACCTTCTGGTGTTCCGGGCGCTCAAGGTTCTACGGGTGGTACAGGAGGAACAGGACCTCAAGGTCCTCAAGGTCCAACAGGAACTCCAGGTGCTCAAGGTGGTACAGGTGGCACTGGACCTTCTGGTGTTCCCGGTGCTCAAGGTAGTGGTGGTGGTACTGGTGGTACTGGTCCACAGGGTCCTCAAGGCGGTTCAGGTCCTACTGGACCAACAGGTTCACCTGGTGGTCCTGGACCAACGGGTACTCCAGGTGCACAAGGTGGAACAGGCGGTCCAGGACCAACTGGTTCAACAGGGCCAACAGGGCCAACAGGGCCAGCAAGTGCGACACCAACTCAAGTTTCATCTCTTGGTGTTAATACTACCGCAGGTCCAGCTGGAACAATTCAAGCAACAAGTACCATCACAGCATTTTTCTCTGATGTACGATTGAAAAATATTCTAAACGATATTGAAAATGCATTAGAAAAAGTTTTGACACTTAATGGCGTATACTACAACAAAAATGATTTGGCTCGTTCTTATGGTTATACAGGAGATGAACAAGAAGTTGGTTTGATTGCACAAGAAGTTGAAGAAGTTTTACCTGAAGTTATTAGACCTGCACCATTCGATTTATTAGGTGAGGAAGGCAGCATTTCTGGTGAGAACTATATAACAGTGATGTACGATAAAGTTGTTCCACTATTAATTGAAGCTCTCAAAGAACAGAAACAACAAATTGATTATTTAAAAATGAAATTGTGAGGTTACCATGAAGGGTGAATGGTGTTATTTTAAGTCCTACTTTACCAAAGAGGAATGTGAAAAGATTATTAGAGATGCATCAAAGTTACCATCACAGGATGCAGTAGTTGGTGTTAACGGTATCAGTACCACATTAGACACAAGCATACGAAAAAGTAAAGTTAGGTTCATCAGTGATAAAGACGCAAACTTTACATGGCTTTTCGACAAGATGTGGAAAACTGCAACTGAAGCCAATAGAGACTTCTTTGACATTCACATTTCAAAACTAGAATTCATTCAATTCGCAGAATATGATTCTAGTTATGCTGGCGAATACAAAGAACATCACGATGTATTCTGGTTAAACAACGACCCACACTATCACAGAAAGTTATCGGGTATTGTACAACTTTCCGATCCAAATCAATATGCTGGCGGTGAATTTGAAATTACAGAAACAATTCATCCTATAGACAAAGAAATCAAAGAACGAGGTTCTGTTGTATACTTTCCTTCTATGTTGAGACACAAAGCAAATAAAGTTACCAAAGGTATTCGATACAGCCTTGCAGTTTGGTTTGAAGGTCCTAAGTGGAGATAAAATGAGAAAAGCAAAAATTGTTATGACCACCATGTTTCGTAATGAAGCAGGAGTGATGCGAAGAATGTTGGATTCTTGTTACAAATATATCGATTATGCAGTTATTCAAAACAATGGTTCTACAGATGGCACAGACCAAATAGTAAGAGACTTCTTTGAGGAGAAGAAAATACCACTTTATCTCTATGATGTGGAAGAAGGTTGGATTGGCTTTGGTTGGAACCGTGACCATCTGACTGTAACTTGCCAATCTGTAGATCATGGTTGTGATTGGATTCTTAAGATGGACTGTGATGAGGTTCTTGAGGTCGATGACGATTTCGATTGGTCAATACTAGATGATAATTCTATTCAATCATTTCATATCTCTGCTGTAGCTGGATCATGCATTTACTATCGTGCATGGATGTGGAATGCAAAACTTAAATGGCGTTTCAATCACGATCCCTGCCATGAGACAATCTATCTTGATGATGATGTGACAGGAGAGAACTTTCAAAGATATGATTTGCCACAAAGTTTTAGACAGATAGGATACAATGAAGGTCAAAGTTGGTCAAACCCAACAAAGTTTATCTCCGATGCATTGATTCTTGAAGAAAAGATGATTAAAGAGAATACATTCTTCAGTAATCCATATCACTTCTGGTACGTTGGTAAAAGTTATTATGATGCTTATCAGTGCCACATATTCCCATTAGGTGAATATCAGCAGAAAGAATTTGCTAAACGTTGCACATATTACTTCAAAGAATATATCAAATTTATGAATGCTTCCGGAATTGATGAGATGTGCTACATGGCATCCATTTTTGCAGCGGATGCATCAAAATTTGTTGGTGATTTACCTCAAGCACACTCATTGTTGATTGATTGTGAAAAGTATGCGCCGGAGCGTAATGACCATTTGCTGGCATTAGCATTCATGTATAGAGACGCAGAATCTTGGATTGATATGTTCCATGTAACTTCTAAAATGATGGAACCTGAACGTAAAAATCCATTTCCTAAGTATGTTGTAATGATTGACCGTTCTATGTACCATGACGGGGGTACAAAAGTAAAAGAACTATATGACATTGCGTGTGACAAAACAGGATACAAACCTAAATTTTACATTAATACCAATATGAAAAAGAAACTATTTGTTGTCGATGACTTCTATGCCAATCCGGATGAAGTACGAAAATTTGCTATGAGTCTTGAATATAAAAGAGATATTCGTTTCTATAAGGGACAAAGAACAGAATCATATCGATTTGAAGGCCTAAAAGAAACTTTTGAAACAATCATAGGTGAAAAAATTAATAATTGGGAAGAACATGGACATAATGGTTGCTTTCAGATTGTTACAGCGGAAGACCCACAAGTTTACCACCACGACTTGCAGAAGTGGGCAGCAATGATCTACTTGACACCAAATGCTCCAGTTGACTCAGGAACCAGACTTCATCGTTCACGAATCAATGGCGCTACACATATGTCAGATGATAATATCCAAGGAGCTTTTGCTGGTGGATACTATGACTCATCCAAGTTTGAAACTATCGCCGATGCAGGCAACCTATATAATAGACTAGTTATTATGGATGCACAAAACATCCACTCGGCTGGAAATTACTTTGGCCAAGATAATGAAACCGGCAGACTAACTCACTTATTCTTTTTTGATTGAGGAAAAAATGAAAACTATCATAGAAACTTCCACAGGTGTATCAGTATACCTATTCAATGACGAAAATTTACCAGAAATTACAGCAGAACATGTTGTATTCAATGGTGAAGTTGTAGACACACAATTAAATTCATCAAACGCACAATTAGTAGAAAGCGTTGCTCCACCAAATGACTGGATTGGAAGAAAGTACATTCTAAATAATAATGAGTGGTCACAAAACCCTAACGACCCAACACTGCCAAAGTAAAAGATAGCTTTATATTATGAAAAATTTGAGATTCAGTCTAATTACTCCAGAACACAATCCAAATAATGTAAAATTTTTATTGGAACTATATGATTCCATTAGAAAACAAACATACGATAATTGGGAATGGGTGTTGTTTTTAAACAACAAATGTGTAATTGAAAACATTCCAGATATCATAAAGAATGACTGGCAAGTTAAAATATTTAGAACAGAAGAAGTGAATTCAAATGTTGGTTCAGTTAAGAAGGCTGCATTTGCTTTAGGTACCGGTGATGTATTAGTTGAAGTTGACCATGATGACATATTAACATCAGATTGTTTAGAAGAACTGAATAAAGCGTATCAAGACGAATCTGTTGGTTTTGTTTATAGTGATGGTGCAGTTTTACATATGCAAGATGGTTTTATTCCATATTCAGCAGATCACGGATGGTCTCATAGAATGTTTAACTGGAAGGGAAAAGAACTATATGCAATGAATAGTTTTGAACCAAGCAGTCAATCATTGGGTTATATTTGGTATGCTCCAGATCACGTTAGATCATGGCGTAAAGTAACATATGATTTGGTTGGTGGACACAATTCTGAGTTATCTATTTGTGATGACCATGAATTGTGTATCAGAACATACTTGCAGGCCAAAATGGTTCGTATTCCAAAAGTATTGTATATCTACAGGATTAGTGGAGACAATACTTGGTTAGAAAGATCGGATGCAATTCAAATTAAAACTGTCGAGTTGCAAAGACAATATGCTAGAGCATTGGCTGAAAAAGATGCAAAGAATAAAGGTTTACTATGTGTCGATATTGGAGGTGGGTTAAATCCATATCCAGGTTACTATACCGTTGACTTGAGAGATACGGCAGATAAGGTTGCAGACTTAAATGATGGTATTCCATTACCAGATAATTCGGTTGGTGTTCTAAATGCAAGTCACATTATTGAACATTTGCACGATAAGACAAAGATTATGGGTGAAATACATAGAGTCCTGGCGCACGGAGGTTGGGCTTTCATTGAAGTGCCTAGTACAGATGGACGTGGAGCATTTCAAGACCCAACACATGTAAGCTATTGGAATGAGAACAGTTTCTTATATTATACAGACGCCTATTTGGGCAATTTTATAGACAATACAACTATCAGATTTCAGGAATATCGTAGAGAAACATATTTTCCAAACGAATGGATGAAAAACTTAAATGTTTGCGTAACAAGTGCGTGGCTTGTTGCTATTAAGGACGGTGGAGAAAGGTATCCAGGTCTCCTAAAAATCTGATAGATAAATAGAGAATAAGGAGATTCTCAATGGCAACAATAACCAACAGACAAAATTTTAAAGATTATTGTCTTCGCAGACTAGGTGCGCCAGTTATCCAAATAAACGTAGACGATCAACAAGTAGAAGATCGAGTAGATGATGCTATCCAATATTGGCAAGATTACCACTTTGATGGTGCTCAGAAGTTTTATTGGATTCATTACGTCACAGCACAAGATATTTCCAATCAATATTTGGACGCATCACAAGCCAGAGACCAAGATGGTAATCAAGTAGATATACTTGGTATCACTCGTATTTTCCCTTTGACAGACTCTCAAGCCTCAATCAACATGTTTGACTTGAGATACCAGTTGCGTCTAAATGAATTGTATGACTTTACATCTGCATCCTACATCAATTACACGCTAACTCAACAGCATTTACGTTCATTGGAACTCCAGTTCACTGGTGAAGTTCCTATTCGTTTTGTGCGTAACATGCAACGTTTGTATATTGATTGGGCATGGGGAAGTCAATATGAAATTGCTGTAGGTCAAGCAGTGATTTCAGAATGTTATGGTGCTATTAATCCAAACAGTTATCCAAACGTTTGGAATGACCGTTGGTTGAAAGAGTATGCAACTCAACTCATCAAGAGAACTTGGGGTGAGAACATGAAAAAGTTTGGTGGCATACAGTTACCCGGTGGTGTTGTTCTTAACGGCAAAGAAACTTACGAAGAAGCCATTGGTGAAATCGAAAGACTTGAAAGAGACATGATTGATAATTATGGCGGTCCTTTAGAATTTATGATGAACTAAAATGGCTACAAATCCGTATTTTAACAATTATAACGCTAAGTATGACGAGCAGAGACTCGTTGAAGACTTAATTAATGAATCCATACAAATGATGGGGTTCAACGCATTCTATCTTCCAAATGACAACGGCGCAGCAAGAGATTTAATATACGGTGAAGACCCGGTTAAACAATTCAATTCTGCGTTTTCAATTGAAATGTATTTGACAAGTGTCATGGGCCATGAAGGTGAGAAAGACTTCTTCTCTAAGTTTGGTCTAGAGATTCGTAATCAAGTCAGTGTTCTTGTTTCACGTAGAGCATTCACACAAAGAGGACCTGCGATAAGCAGACCTCGTGAGGGTGACTTGGTTTATATTCCATTCTTAAACGGTGGCGGTGAATTGTATGAAATTAAGTTTGCGGACCAAAACAAAGACGGATTTATGTTAGGTCGTAAGAATCCATATCACTATGAGTTGAGCCTAGAGAAATTCAAATATTCTCAAGAAGTTATTGCTACAGGTATTGGTGAAATTGACCAAGCAGTTACTGATTCTGCATACACGCTTCACTTGAATACAGGTATAGGAACTGGAACATACAAATTAAAAGAGTTGGTATTCCAATCTCCAGATAATACATATGCTAATGCGACAACAATTGCAACAGTACAAACATGGGTACCTTCTTCAAACACATTATCTGTAACTAACATTGCAGGTGAATTTGTTGATGGTTATGTCATTATTGGCTCTACAAGTAATGCACGATACAATTTGGTTACTTTTGATCCACTGCAAGCGCCAGCAATCAAAGAACCATACGACAATAGCGTAATACAAACTTCTGCAAGTACTTATGTTAATACTTCAGAAACCAATCCGATTGGTGGTCTATAATGGCAAATGTATTTTACAATAGAATGATTCGCAAGTTGACAGTTGCTTTTGGTGACTTGTTCAACAATATCACGCTGGTTAGATACAATCCAGACCTAACGGAACAAGAAAGATTCATTGTTCCTATTGATTATGCGGCAAAAGAATTGTATGTTATGCGTCTGCAAGGTGATCCAGAGTTGGACAAAAAAGTTCAGATGACACTACCACGTATGTCATTTGAGATGAACGGCATGTCTTATGATTCATCTAGAAAGCAGATAACTAATACAAAGAATTTCTTCCAGAATGGGTCAACCACGGTATCACAATATGCGCCTGTTCCTTACGATTTCGATTTTTCTCTATATCTATATGTTCGCAACATTGAGGACGGAAATCAAATTATCGAACACATTTTACCCTTCTTTGCTCCAGACTACACAGTAAAAGTAAACATGATTCCTGAAATGGGTATTGTTAAAGAAGTGCCTGTTGTTCTTAAATCTGTAGATTACAACGTAGATTTTGAGGGTGACAGAGACCACGACACTAGAATGATTATCTGGACACTGAACTTCACGGTCAAAGGTTTTGTATTTGGTGCAGCGACAACAACAGGATTAATCAAAACATCATTCACTAATTTCTTGAATGATAGTGAAGATGCAAAAAATGTAGTGTTTAATATGGTTACACCAGGATTAGGAAACTATTCTCCTGGCGAACTAGTCTATCAAGGTATCTCACTTTCAATGTCAACAGCAACAGCACAAGTTGTTGATTGGAATATTCCAAATAAACAACTAACAGTGACGAATGCAACGGGCAACTTTGTCACCGGTAAAACATTGTTTGGTTCTAAAAATAATGGTCAATGGACTTTTAATTCATATGTTCTACAAGCAAAAACATATGCAAATATTACAATAACTCCCAACCCAACATCAGCTAACGCAAACAGTGCATATACATATACGACAATTATAACTGAAAAACCATGAGTACATTTGAAAAGAATATGGAAGAAATCTTTGACGTAACAGCCAAAGTTCAAGTCCCAACACCTGTTGTTGCCGTGAAAAAAGAATATTTACCGGATTCAATAACTGAAGATAGTCTCAAAGAAGACTTAGCGGATGCATACGAACAGACGAAATCAAATTTACAAGATTTGATCGATCAAGGTAAAGATGCAATGGAAGAAATTCTAGCAGTTGCAAAAGCAGGCCAACACCCAAGAGCATTTGAGGTTTATGGAACATTACTCAAAAACGTGGTAGATGCAAACAAAGAATTACTGTCTGTGCAGAAACAGATGCGAGATATGGATAAAAAGAATGCGGCTTCAGGAACAACAACTATCGATAAAGCTATCTTTGTTGGCTCAACGTCTGAATTGAATAAGTTGATTAAAGGTAAAGAATGACTTTAGACGTAAGAGATAGTTATCGTGATAATCCATTACTCAAAAAAGTCGGCGTAAAGATAAAGTTTACCAAAGAACAGGTCGAACAGTACATGAAATGTGCAAAAGACCCGGTTTACTTTGCTGAACATTATATAAAAATCGTTAACGTTGACCGTGGTTTGATGCCATTTGAGATGTGGGATTTTCAGAAAGACATGATTCGTCTGTTTCATGAAAATCGTTTCGCTATCACTAAATGTCCTCGTCAGGTCGGTAAAACTACTACTTCAGTTGCATACTTACTTTGGTTGACACTATTTACCGATACTCAAAACGTTGCAGTTCTAGCTAACAAAGGTTCACTAGCTAGAGACATTTTGGCCAAATATCAACTTGCATACGAAAACCTTCCTATGTGGCTCCAACAAGGTGTCGTTACATGGAACAAGGGTAACGTAGAACTAGAGAACGGTTCTAAGATTATGGCTGCGTCCACATCGTCCTCAGCGGTTCGTGGAGGTTCTTTTAACTGTGTATTCTTAGACGAATTTGCGTTCGTTCCAGGTAATATTGCACATGAGTTCTTTAACTCTGTCTATCCCGTTATATCATCCGGTCAATCTACAAAGATTATTATCGTTTCTACCCCAAATGGTATGAATCTATTCTACAAGTTATGGATGGATGCCATTGGTAAGAAAAACGGATACAAACCATTTGAAATTCACTGGTCAATGGTGCCAGGTCGTGATGAGAATTGGAAAGAAGAAACAATTCGTAACACCTCGCTTGAACAGTTTCGCCAAGAATTTGAGTGTGAATTTTTAGGCTCAACCAATACTTTAATTTCTGGTCAAAAGCTGGCACAGATGGTATATAAAGACGTAACCTCTGAACATGATGGTGTGAATATATACGAATACCCCATCAAAGAAAATGGTGATAAAGAAAAAGACCACTTGTATGCAATCACGGTTGACGTATCTGAAGGTAGAAATCTTGATGCATCGGCGTTCTCAGTGTTTGATATATCGGTACTACCCTACAGGCAGGTGGCTACATATAAGAGTTCATCGATACATCCAGTCTTGTTCCCGACCATCATATATAATGCAGCAAGGCTTTACAATGATGCGTATGTATTGGTAGAAATTAACAATACTCCACAAATTGCAGAAATTTTACATGCAGAGTTGGAGTATGAAAACTTGTGGAAAGTATTCACAGGTAACAAAAAACCACAGCAACTCAGTGCAGGTTTTGCAAGAGGCGTACAACTTGGACTAAAAATGTCACCACAAGTTAAGCGTATTGGTTGCTCGAATTTGAAGATGTTGATTGAGGGAGATAAGCTCCAGATCAATGATTTTGATACTATATCTGAACTAACCACATTCGTTCAAGATAAAAACTCATTTGCCGCTGAAGAAGGTGCAAATGATTACTTGGTTATGACAACGGTGTTATTTGCTTTGGCATCAACACAAAAATATTTTAAATAGATCGTAAGTCACGATATACGTAAACAACTTCAACTCGAAACACTAAATCAAGTTGATGACGAATCTTTGCCGGCACCAATTATTGATGACGGTAGGGAAAATAATCTAGAGGTTATGGATGGCGATTTATGGGATTCCAGCATTGGTGGAGACACCTATGGTTCATTTATGCGAGATATGTTGAGGAATATGTAAAAATGGTCTTTCATAAATATTCAAATGGTATAAACTACCAATAACAGAATAATCAAGGAGAAGAAACAAATGGCTCAAATTGCTCAATTATCTCCAGGCGTACTTGTAACAGAAACCAACTTAACCACAGTTGTACCTTCCGTTCTTACTACTGCTGGTGCATATGCAGGTGCCTTTACTTGGGGTCCAGCAAATAAAGTTACACAAGTTGACACTGAAAAAACACTCGTTAATACATTTGGTGGGCCAGATAACAATACAGCAAGTTCATTTTGGACAGCAGCGTCATTCTTAGCTTACGGAAATAATCTACAAGTTGTTCGTTCGGTCGATGCAAACACATTGAATTCTACAGCGCAAGGTACAGGTTATCAAATTCCTAACAAAGACGTATTTCAATATACATATTTGCAAGGTCCAAACGGCAACGTTCGTGGAGCATTCATGGGTCGTTTCCCTGGCGCTTTGGGTAATTCATTGACAGTTTCTGTTATCGATGCAGGTTCTACACAGGCTCAATTCGCATCTTGGAACGTTGCTATTTCTAATACAACAACAGCTAATGCAAGCACAGTTTCACTAGCTGGGTATTTCAATGGTCTTCCAGGTACATCATACAACACTAAGCAAGCTGGTGGTGCAAATGACCAAATTCACATTGCAGTTGTTGACACTGGTGGTTTGTTCTCTGGTGTTAAAGGTACTGTTCTAGAAACATATCCATTCTTATCTAAAGCATCTGACGCTATTGACCAAAACGGCCAATCTAGCTACTACAAAAATGCAATTTTTAATAACTCAAAATATGTTCACGCTGTAGACCCAGTTAACTACTCTGCAACAAGCAGCACATGGGGCAATCCAGCAGCAAATACAAATTTTGCAACCTTGTCTGGTACTTACACATTGCCATTGTCTGGTGGTGTAGATGCACCTATTACTGATGCAGATGTTACAACAGCAATGTCATATTTTTCTGACCCAGCACAAACATCAATTTCTTTGTTGATGACTGGTCCTTACACAAACACAGCAGTACAAACACAAGCAATTAATATTGCGGCTTCTCGTAAAGATTGTGTTGCGTTTGTTTCGCCTCCTATTACATCAGTTGTTAACAACATTGGCAGTGAAGTGTCAAGCATTCAAACATGGATAGGAACACTAAGCTCATTAGCTGGCGGCCCAATCGGCTCATATGCTTTTGCTGATTCTGGCTGGAAATATTTGTTTGATCGCTACAACAACACATATCGTTGGGTTCCATTGAATGGTGATATTGCTGGTCTATGTGTATACACAGATACTAACAATAATCCATGGTGGTCTCCAGCAGGTTTCAATCGTGGTCTTATCAAGAATGTTATCAAACTAGCATTTAATCCAACACAAGGAAACCGCGATTCATTGTATCAAGTTTCAGTTAACCCTGTTGCTTCATTCCCTGGTCAAGGTACTGTATTGTTTGGTGACAAGACTCTACAATCACAGCCTTCAGCGTTTGATCGTATCAATGTCCGTAGATTGTTTATTGTTCTTGAACAAGCAATTTCAAAAGCTGCTCAATACTCATTGTTTGAATTTAACGATGCATTCACACAAGCACAATTTGTTGCTTTAGTGACTCCATTCTTACGTCAAGTTCAATCTCAACGTGGTATCACAGCATTCCAAGTTGTTTGCGATTCTACAAATAACACTCCTTCTGTTGTTAATGCTAACCAGTTCGTTGGTGATATTTACATTCAACCTGCTCGTTCTATTAACTTTATCCAGTTGAATTTTGTTGCTGTTGGTACTGGTGTTAATTTCTCCACAATTACTCAGACAACAGCTTAATAAATAAGAACAAATAGGAGATTAAAATGGCATTTCAAATTAGCGAATTCACAAGTGCGTTGGTGCAAGACGGCGCACGTCCAAATTTATTCCAAGTTGTAATGACCGGTCTACCAAACGGTGCTGGCCAATCTGGCCAGCCTTTCTCGTTTTTGTGTAAGGCTGCTCAACTACCTGGTTCAACAATTGGAACAGTTCCCTTGTATTACTTTGGTCGTGAGGCTAAGTTTGCAGGAAACAGATCATTTGCAGATTGGACAGTAACAATTATTAACGATGAGAGTTTCTCGATTCGTAACTCAATTGAAACTTGGATGAATAGCATAAACAGCAATGCAGGTAACGTAAGATTACCATCACCAGTTACTGGCGGTGGTTCTGGTGGTCAACCTTATGCTATCGATGCTACTGTTAACCAATTCAGCAAAACAGCGACAGCAGGTTCAAATGGTGTCATCAAGTCATATAACTTTGTTGGCATGTTCCCAGTTGACCTATCTCCAATCGATTTAGATTGGGGTACAAACGACACTATTGAAGAATTTACAGTAACGTTCTCATATCAATACTGGACTTCTAACACAACAACCTAAAATTTGTTGGATACATAAGAGAGGGCATAAGTCCTCTCTTTTATGTGATTTTTGAAATGGAATTAAAAAAATATGGCCCAAAAGTTTAGTTTATTTGGTTTTACAATTTCTCGTCAAGAGGAAGAAGACCAAAAATCAACGCAACAATCATTCAGTCCGCCGGCGGCTGATGATGGCGCATTAACAATTACTTCCGCTGCTTATTATGGAACTTATGTTGACCTTGATGGTACTGCTAAAAATGAAGTAGAACTTATATCTCGTTATCGTGAAATGGCAATGCAGCCAGAAATTGAGTCTGCAATTGATGACATTGTTAACGAAGCAATCTGCCAAGACGATGATGGCAAGATTATTCAAATCATACTGGATGATTTAAAACAACCAGATAAGATTAAAAAGGCTATCAAGGAAGAATTCAATACAGTTATGAGACTGTTGAATTATACCAACATGGCTCAAGACATTTTCCGCAGATACTATATTGACGGTAAAATGTATTATCATATTATTATTGACCGAGATCAACCGACTCAGGGCATTAAAGAATTACGTTACATTGATCCTCGCAAAATGCGTAAGATTCGTGAAGTCAAAAAACAAAAAGATGAACGAACAGGC